CCAGGCATTGCTACAAAATGCTGCCTGATTCATATTCCGGAGCCCTGAAATTGCGAACTTCTCTTGACACAGCCCCGCTTTTTTAGTTCGGCGTCAATAATATCCATGTTGGCGCTGATTACTTCAATATCGGCCCCGTCGGTGTCCGCCGGCTTTTTCAGCCCGTAATTTGTCGTGGTGTCCAAGGTTTTATACCCCCTTGTGGATTTGTTCCCAGGTCTTCGCCTTCACGTCGCCCCACGTCGAATAGACAGCCTTGACTTCGCCCCAGGTGGCGTACAAATAGGCGATGTCCACCAGCATGTTCGCGGGGATTGTCGTCCACATGGTCGCGTAGAGCGGATTCAGGTCGGCGATGCGGGATTCCCCGCGGTATTTGATGCGCACCTGGTAGCCGTCCAAAGTGATGCCGACCGGCAGGCCCATGTACGCTTCGACAATAGATTGCAGGGTTTTCAGGTTGATGGGCGGTTTCGTCATGATTTTCGATCGGATGGCATCGCGGCGTGCCTGCAGGGTGCCGTTGAGCGGCGCGGAGATTCCGAGCATCTTCTCCCACCGGGCACAGCCGCTTTCGTCTGCGGTCGACGGGAACCGGTTATCGACATGCTGCTTGATATAGGCCGAGAGCTTGTCAAGCTGGATGTTCACGGCCCCGGCGATGGCGTCGATTTCAGCGATGCCCTGCAGCCGGTCGGGCAGGAAATCGAGGTAATCCGCAGGGTCCTCATAAAACATCAGCCCGTCACCTCGGTCACCGTGATGGTGCCCACCGTCGGCACCTGATAGGTTTCAAAGGTCTTTTCCAGCGCCAGATTGGCCGACGCCCCGTTGATTGTCACCGTACCGATGTCCACGATGTCGGGATGGCAGTCGAGGATGACCGCCTGCAGCTTCGCGAAGAACACGGTTTCATCCGCAAACCCAATGGCATTGATGTAATCCGTGATGGCCTGCACGACGATTGGTTGGATGATTGCGAAGCTGGAGCCGGTCTTGAGCCGGACGGCCGCCGCAACGTCCACGGAGAGGTCGGCCGAGGTCTTTACCGTCACGGTGTGTCCGATCGGCGCGATGCCGTCGCCGTCCGTTCCCATTAAAGCCTGCACCTCCGCGACCTTTGCGGCCGACGCGGTGTTGCCCTGCGTGTCGCCGATTACAAGCCCGACCTGCCCGGCAGCGCCCATTTCGTGAGCCGGAAATACTTTCACGGCGCCCACCCCGTCGACGGCGAGGATTTTTTCCTCATAGTCCGCGATGTTGCCGCCGTAGGGGTTCCTCCTCATCGCCTCATAGAACCGCGCCCGGAAGTCGTCGTCCGATTCGTCGTCCCGCGCGGCGGTCAGCGGGGCGGCGACCAGCTCCGCACTGCCGAGGCCGTTGATGTTGTCGACCGGCAGGATGGTCCCGGAGTAGAGATTCCCGACCGTGCCGGTCTGCTCGCAGGCCGCCCGGTACTGTCCCACGGCAATCTTCTCCGTGAGCGCAAAAGATATGTCCTCGATTTGAAACCGGCTGCTCAGCGGTACGTCAAGGGCGGCGCCGGTGCTGTCGTAGGTGTTTATCTGCCGGACGGCGGCCGTCGCGGTACGGCGGTCGATGCCGAAATCATGGCAACAGCGGTCCAGCCATTCCGCCTCGGCGGTATCGGCAAACATCAGCTGCATCATATAGGCCAGCATGTATGCCTGCTGGGCGCAGAGAAACGCGCACGGGGCCAGGGCATTGTAGATAATGCTGCCCTCGCGCTTGTCGAGCGTGTCCGGGACCCGGCCCAGCATCTCCTTTAAAAATGCTTCGTAATCATAATTGTTCAGGTCGGTTTCTTCGGTTTCGGTTGTTGTGATTTCATCGGCCATTTTCAATAGTCACCTCCTTATTGAGAGCGCCAAACACCGTATTGACTGTAAACGCCGCCGTAGCCATCTCTCCGGAGAACGCCAGGTTGAAATCAGAAATTCCGGTCACTCGGTCATCCTCGGCAAGAGCCTCTTCGATGCGCCGCTCCAGGTCGCCCTGAACGTATTCGCGGCTGTGCCCAATCAGGTCTTTCGTCTCGAAGCCGTAATCCCACGAGTAAATCTCATACTCAAACCGCTCCGTGGACAAGATCAAATCGACGGCCTGGTTTACCGCTTCCAGACCGTCAATCTGCCCTTGAATGTGGCTGCCGTTGATTTTCCATGTTTTTGAGGGGTGGAAGGTGTCCTCGTCCTCTTCCAGCCCGTAGGTTTTTAATACGCTCATCCCAACACCCCGATCAGCGCGTATTTCTGCCCGCCCTGCTTCATCATCAGCGTGACGCGCTCCCCGGCGGTGACGGTGACGCCCTTCGGCACGTCCACCATGTCGAGCGGAATCGGGATCGGCTTCGTGTCGATCTTCACGCTGCCGCTCTGCCAGGTGCCGTACACCAGGTCGGCCGGTTGAAGATTTTGCAGGTACTCCCGCACGATGCGCTTAATTTCCGTATGCAGATAGTCCATTGGCTCACCCCTTCGACGCGATACCGGAGAAAATCAGGTCCAGCTTCATGGTGTGGGAATTCTTCTTGAATTCGTGGGTGCAGCGGTCTACGACGGCCCACAGGTCCAGCCCCGCGTTCTTGATGACGACCCGGACGCTGTTCCCGGCGAAAATTCGGTTGTCCCCCATGCACTCCACGGACAAGGTCTGCGTCTCCCGGTTTTTGACAGAGAGCAGCCGGTTCGCGCGGGAGGCAAGCTGCGCGTCGTTCAGGTCGGCCGACACCTTGTCGTAGAGCATCAGCTTGCCCCATTTGGATATGTTCTTGCTGTCCTGCGAGACATAGACGTTCCGGACGCCCTTCTTGCTGTCGTCCTTCGCGACCTTCACGTAGTTGTAGGTGTCGTCGTCGATGGACTGCTCATAATCGTACCCGGAAGCGAGCGAGGCGTCTCCAAGGATAATCGGCAGCCGCAGGTTGTAGGTGTCCCTCAGGCAGAGCGCCCCGAATTCGTCCCGGAGGACGTACCAATAACCGTTCGCAACCAGATTGTCTTCAATGGACTGATAGATCATATCGAGGCGGGTTTTGTTGTCGAACAGGTATTTTCCGAGCTTGACTTCGGTGCTTTCAATTGTTCCGAGCCGGATGCGACTGCCGCAGTCGAGCGCGACGGTATTGACCCAGTTCGTCAGCGTCGTGCCGGCCGGCCTCATGATGGAGTTGCTGCCCTTGAAATACCGGAGCTGGTCGTAGGCGGTGCAGGAGTATTTTTTATTGTCCTGCTTTGTCGAAAAGAGCCAGCCGTAGAAGATATTTGCGCCGCCGTACTGAAAGGCCACGACGGAGCCGTTGGCATAGCGGCGCCCGTTCCAGACCGGATACTCGAATGTCAGCTTTCCCGGCCCGTCGTTCCAGGCGGTTTCGTGCCTGACCGGGCCAGCGATGCCGGAGAGGTCCTGATTGTTGACAAAAAGCATATCACCACTTCCCAGTAAAAAAGTTTTTGACGGATGTGCCTATTCGCTGGAAAGCGTTGCTGACATTGGATTTCCATGTATCCAGCGCGCTATAGTTCACACGGCTGTTCAACGTGACCGAATTCGGCTTCGGTTTTGTGATGCTGCCGCCTTTTTTAGTGCCTACGTTCCACGCAGAAGGCGTTATTATGGAAGCCGGATTCTTCACCGGTTTTTTTGTTTTTGGATTTTTCAGTGTGATGTTCCCGCTTGATTTTCCCGTATATTTTTTTTTGGCCCGATAAACAGTTTTCTTCTTTGTCACAGTAATTTTCGGTGGGACCGGCACCTTCCCGGGACGCTTGACGGTGGGAATTCCGGTCGTTTTAACGCCGACCGGAATGTATTCCATAACATGGATTTCCACTTCATAGACGCCCTGTTCGTCGGATTCCTTATAGGAAAATGATTTCAGCCAGACCAGGGCGGAAAGGTTCGCGCGGGAGTAGAGCAGGTCGATTTTCACCATGCGAAACGGCGCGTCCGTCTTGCCAACAAGCGTGTAAAGATGCTTTAGAATTTCCGAAGCGCTCCAGGAGACCGTTCCGGTAAAAACCGTACCATCCTGCAGAAGGCTGCATGTGATCGTCCACTCCCGCGGCGCGCGCGGGCCGGGGACGTTGAATTTCCCCGCTCCGACGCCCTCGTAATCGTCTATGTCCCGCTCGGCATCCAGCCCGAAGGACTCCACCCGGTGAAGGGCCACGCCGCCGAGGGTGATATAATACTGCGATTGCCTCCGCTTCACGTGTAGTTCACCCCCGCCGTGTGAGACTCGCGCAGCATATCGGCCAGCTCATGGTTGATTTCCTGCACGTTGGCTTTTTCCGTAATCTCCTGGTGCTGAATGGTAAGCACGGGGGTGACTTTCGTTGCGTTAAACGTGGCAAAGAATTTCGCCGTCGCCACGTCGAACATGTATTTGAGATTTTCTTTTTCGATTTCAACGGTGCCGGAAACCTTGATTGGGCTTTTATTTTTCACGGTCGTCGGAACAGAAGCCGCGTTCGCCATGCTTGGAACCCGGGCGGAAACGCCAAGTTTCTTTTGGTCGGCGCTGAATTTCTTCGCGGCGTCCACTGCCGTGAGAGAAGCCGCTGATTTTTTCAGCGCATCATTTTGTTTGCTTAATGACGTCGCAAGCCCAATAGTGGCCGCAGCTCCGGCGATCATGGCGGCGGCCGCGACCCATCGGCCGGCTACAATGCTAATGGTAGCTCCGGTTATTTCCGCGATCGTTCGCGCCAAACTCATGGCGGTATTAAAAACAATCAGTGCGGTTACTACCCCGCCAATTGCCGGAATCAGAAAATAAGCGTTCTGAGCAATCCACGAAAGCCCGTTTGCAAGAAGAGTCGTTCCGTTCGCCATGACATCAAAGAACGGCTGGAACTTTCCGGCATCCATGTCGGCATTCAACTGCTGAAACGTTGCGGACAGGGTCTGCACGGCCCCGTTTGATTCATCTCCAATGGCCGACATCAGGTTCGATTTGAAAAGCTGCGCCTGGACAGTCAGGCTGTGGAAGTTTGCATCAACGACGCCCTGCGTCGCGCCAAACCTGTTAAAGACCTGGTCCAGATATTTGATTGTGCCGGCGATGTCACCTCTTTGAGCAAATTTTTGAATCTGTTCTGCCGATATGCCGTTCATGTTGAAACGGTTTTTCAGGGACATGGTCTGACCGGTCAGGACTTCTTTCAGAGCGAACACGGCGCCTTCCGCACCCTGCTCCGGGTTGAACATATAAAGTCGCTGCGTCAGGTTCAGAAGCTGCTGAAGCTGATTTACGTCATGTGTGAAGGCAAGGAACGATGTGGTTGCACTCGCCAAGTTCTCGCGGTCAAGCGCAGACTTTTTCGCATAGGCTGAAACAAAATTATACAGGTCTGCTCCAAGCTGCTGGTTTTTCATCAGCGACGCGAATGTGTTCCGCTGGACCTGCTGCTTTGCGCCGGTCTGAATAGCGTCCCACAAAAAATCGAATGCCTTTTTTGCCAGATATGCGGTGGACACCAGTGCTGTGAGCTTACCAATTAGCCCGTTCACCCCAGCCTGTGCGACGGATGCCGCGGGGGATGTGTTCCGCAGGGCACTGTTCAGCGACTTGGTCTCCTTTTCGGCGTTTCCGGTCGCTTTCTGCCCCTGCTCGGCCGAGCGGATAACTTTTGACATGGTCGCCGTGTATTCGTCCGTCAGGCGCATAATGGACTCAAGCGTATTTGCCATAAAATCACCCCTTTACACGGCGCAAATAATGTGATAATCTAAAATTGGTTATAATTGGGAGGTAGACAGGTATGTTCTGCCGAAAATGTGGAAACACGATTCCGGACGACAGTAAATTTTGCCCGTACTGCGGGGAAACGGTTCAAGCGGGCCCGGCAGATATCCCAGGCGTTGAAACCGCTGCATACGGCCGGTGCGAAAACTGTGGAAGGCCGCTCGAACCGGACGACGGAACTCTCTGCAAAGATTGTGTTGCAAAAATGGTAGAGCCCTATGCCCCGACACCTGAAAGGAAACGTCATTCTATGTCGAAAGGCACAACCATCTTCCTTTCAATATTGGTGGTCGGCGTCGCGGCGACTATGATCATAGCAGGCAGTATAACTCCATCCGCAGCGGCAAATGAATTAGACGTAGCCGATTCCGAATCCGTTTCTTCCGCGCCGCTTTCCGTTCGGCAACAAACAATTCTGGATGATTTCAATAAGGTAATTCGGGGCAATGTGGAAAGTGAAATCAAAGATAAACTGAAGCACCCGGAAACGGCAAAGTTTGACTACGATATGACAAAACTATCCGCCAATAATGCCGTCTTTACATGTCTTGGGAATGTGTCCTATACCAATGCGCAGGGAAAGACTTCAAAAGATGATTTTACGGTCAGCCTTATAGCTACTGACAAGGCATATTACCCGCTATACGTCAAACTCGGAAACACTGTGTCAGTCGATGCTCGCAAGGGAACCAACAGCCTTGGAATCGCAACGGCGAGCGGGAAAGAGATTTTTGGGGAAGATGAAGGGGACTCAATTTTCAAGGAATCCGATGGTGATATGATAATCATCACGGACCCCGAAAACATAAAAATATCTTTAACCGAATTCAGTAAAATCAAAAGCGGAATGGATTATGCACAGGTAACCGACATTATCGGCTCGTTTGGAAAAGAACAAGCACGGTCCAGCATAGCAGGCTATGAAACTGTTATCATACAATGGGACGGCAACGGAGCGACCGGTGCAAATGCAAGCGTTACTTTCCAGAACGGAAAGGTGGTCGCAAAAGCACAGGCGGGATTGCAATAAAAAGCAGCAGGCCAACCACCTGCCGCTTTTATTTGTCCTCCTTCATATGTTTCGCCGCAACAAGGTCGCTTGCAATCATGGCCGTCTGTTGCTGTGGCGTCATGGTAAGGAAAGCCTGCGGGGGAATATCGTGATTCTGGAAAATCATGTGCGCGTAAGCCCACATGCCATCCCCGCTTCCCCGCAGACTTTCCTCTATGCGTTTTTTGCCTGTTCAATCCCCTGTGAATACTCTACTGGTGTTACGGTCAGCTTGCTGTAAATGTCAATCAGCGTGGCAAGCTCGGAATCCGTGAACAGGGCGAGCGCCGCGTCGTACGGCTCCATAATCTTCTTCCCGGCTTTCTCGGAGAGCGCATCCTGCAGGTCCTTATTTCTCAGATTAGGCGTCACCAGGGCTTCGGCGACATTCGGCAGCATCGCCAGCCCGGCGGGGAGGTCGCGCTGCTGGGCGAACAGCGCACACTTGATGCCCTCCGGGGCCGTGAGCGCCCGCATCTCGAATTCCTCATCGAACGCCGGCAGCCGAAACCGGACGTTGGGCTTCCTGTGCGGGTGCAAAAAAGATTCCAAAGTTTTATCCATATCAGGAGTCCTCCTTAAAAAATCAGAGTTGTCGTTCCAATCTCATTTTCTATTTCAGGACGGAACGGATATTCATAGGTGTTCATAGAACGTCGAAATCGTCGAACGTGAACGAAGTGTCCATTTTCTGCGCGTCGTTCGAGCTGTCGTCGAGCGCTCCAAAGCCGATTTTTTCCGGAATAACCCCGGACATCACGACCTCCACGCGGTCGTACTCCCCGGTTTTGGCGTCGGAATAATACTGCAGCTCGATGTCGGGCACCCGACCGCCGTTTTTATAGTCGCGCCACGCCTTGATAAATTCGTCGGTTGTATTGTAATAACTCATGTCGCCGGAACCCTTCACACCCCGGACGGCGTTCTGCTGAAACCGGTCGCCGAGGAACTTTTTGTTTTCCACGAGCGGCTCCAAGGTGCCGGAAATTTTCGCAATCAGGAACGCCGGCAGCCGATTCCCGTTCAGCGTAAAATATGCCTTGCCGTCACCCCCGGAAGGAACGTCCTGCAATCTTTCTTTCGTGCTCAATTTTCACATCTCCTATGCGGCCAGCGACGTCACGGTGACCTGAATTTTGTCGACCGTATCCACGACCCGGATGCCAACCCGCGCGGTGATGGCATCACTCTCGGTGCCAGGGACAATTGCCACGTCGTCTGCCGTAAATCCTTCGATATAACCGAGGTTCAGGTAATTCTCCGTGGTCATGCCCGCAACCATTGCCTTAATCTGTGCCCGGCCCTCCGTGCTGTTGCGAATTTTCCCGATGCACTTTGTATCGAGGAGCTTCTGGAGGTCCTGCGCGTATTTATCCAGCGTCCGCATCACGAGACCCTTGCGGAAGTCCTTCGGCCGGGCGTCCGTGAACGTCGTCAGGCTGTTGATGTCGTACAGGACCGTCGGCATGCCGTAGAGCATCACGACCAGCAGCTCTCCGGCCAGTGTCCGGACCTCCTGTTGCTCATATGTCAAGCGTTCTGATATGTCCGTCCAACTTGTAATTTCATCGTAATGCGTCAGACTGCCGGTCACGCCCTGCTGGGCAATCAGGCCCGCCAGCGTCGCGCAGGCTTCGGCGGCCGTCAGATCATAGTTCTCGGTGACGCCGCCGGACGTGCTGTGATAGACCGCCGGATTATCCGCAGCGACGACGCTCTGGACCATCTGGATCATCACGTTTTTCTGCCGCTGCTCATTCACCCAGGCAATCAGGTCATTTGCGGTGGCGATATCTGTCCCGGTGTAGGCGAGCACGTTGAACTCGTGCTTCTCCAGCTCCGTTTTGAAATCGTCCCACACCCCCGTGTCGATATCCCCGTCCGTACCGCCGTTCAACTTGACCGTGACGGCCGCGAGCGTTCCCTCGCCGGAGAACTCGACGAAATCATTAGCTTTCAGGTCCGCTGCCGTAACGACCGTCTGCGTATCCATTTCCTGCGTATCGAGCAGCGTCCGGACGGTCCAGCTCTCCCCGGCTGCCGCCACAATCACGGAAATATCGTTGCCCCGGACGCCCGGGTACTTCGCCGTCGCGGTCAGACCGTCGACCAGCGTGCCGGCAGCCTTGACGCCGGCATTGTTCAGCCGGTACAGGATCAGCTGCTCCGCGCCATTCATGGCTTCGTTGACGCATTTCAGCGGCTCGGACACCAGGTCGTATCCGAGTGAAGCTTTTGTACTGTCGCCCTTGCGAATCACCGTCACCCGGCCGCCCCAGCTGAGCGCGAGCGGCATGGCGACGACCCCGGTCACGCTCAGCTCCGCCGGGCGCTCCCCGGCCACCACATCCACGTGCGTGCCGGGAAGAATCTGTATACTCATGAAACTACCTCCGTTTCTGCTTTCTGAATTATTTCATCCGCCTCATGGATAACCGGCCCGTCCTCGTCGGTCGGGACACTCTGCTCCGCGACCGTGACGGTGCCGGTCACATGCCCGAGGCCGTCCGTAACGTCCGACGCCTTATCGCGGAGCCGAAACAGCCCGGCGTCGCTGTCCAACCGATCCAGCTGAAGGAGCTGGAACAGCGCGTGATTGATCTCCGCCCGGTCGGTGGAATCGGCGGGAATGTAGGTGATCTCCACACTGAACCGGTACTGGTTCGTGTCGGCCAGCAACTGCCGGTTCGTCTGGCCGTACAGGTTCACGGCCAGCTCCGGCGGATGAACGCCGGATTTCCGGTTTCCGACGTCTACTCTGGAAGCCGGGAACAGCCCGGCAATCGCGGAGGCGGCTGCAATCAGGACGCAGTCCTCCAGCGTCAGCGTCCCGGCCTTCCGCCGGGCAGCCAGCGTCGGGTTGAACCAGATGTTCTTCGGAATATTCACGCTACCACCCGCCCTTTCGCTTCACCCGTCGGATTTCCTCGTTGAAGATGGAATCGGCCGCCTCTTTCGCGGCGTCCTGCCCCTGCTCCAGCATCCGGACGCCTTCTTTGTATCCGATGATTTCCCCGCGCCGGTTTACGATTCGGTGCCCGTTATTGACATACAGGCCGTAATAGACGTTGTTGTAATACCGGCTCTCCACGCCGTTGCCAACGCGGAGTGTCCGGCCTTTCAGCCAGTTTTTCCGGAGATGCCCGGTATCGACCGGCGTATTTTTGACCGTGACTTCCATGCCTTTGTCTGCCATCCGTGACACAACCCTACGGGAGCTTTCGTCGAGGTCCGCGCCGAGCTGCACCAGCTTCGCACGGTACTCCGAAAAATCCATACCGCTCATGCGATCCGCACTCCCGACAGCTTCACGGCGTTGCAGAACGTCCGGTGAAACGGCAGCCCGGCAAGGCCCTTGAAGGTCTGGCCGCTGTGCCGTACCGTCACCGCGTCGCCGTCGTGCAGGATCACCGCCGTATCAACTTCCAGCGTGAAAACCGGCTCCGTCAGGGCCGCCGCCTCGCTGGTGTCGAGCGCCGGCGCGTTCGTCTGCGCCAGGTGGCACGGGATGCTTTCGTAGACCGTCCACGTTTCCGTGGTCTGCTCTTCCTCGTTGTCCGCCTCACGGGTAACCGTGGCCGTGTCGCTCCAAAGAGCCTGCACGGCCGATTTCCCGCTTTGTATCATGCTGTCGGGCAGATTCATAAAATCACCTCAAAAGAGCGTTCGGAAGCTGTCCATAACCCGCACATTGTTGGCGCTCACACTATCGAGAAGCTTCGCCTGAGACGTTTTCTCATTGTCGAACTGTACCGTTGTGTCCCCGTCCGCGACAGATTTTATCGCCCCGGCGCCCGCGGCGGACGACTGTGCCGCGCTGTTGTTCATCAGCGCCGTCGCGATTTCCGCCCACGGGTATTTCAGCACGTCGGGGACCTCCTGGATATTCTGCGGCAGTGTGCAGTATTCGAGCATGATTGGCTTTGCCTCGTCGATGTACGACTGGATGGCGGCCGCGTCCAGCCCCGCGGGAATCGTCTGCGGGCGGGCCTGAATCACCGCCAGAACGTCACTTGCCTGCACTGCCATTCTTCGCACCCGCCTTCGGGCCGGGCACAGAAGACCGGGGCGGGGCGGCCGGCTGCTCGGCCGGAACATAGCCCTTGTCCCTGTACCGCTGCAGGTTCTTCGGGTCGATATCGCGGGAAATCCCGCCCTTTCTAATCAACATGTCAAATCACTCCTTAGAATTTCATGCGGCCAGACGGTCAGCCGCCGGCAGCCGGAGCCGTATGCAGATAGACGCCCCTGGCCTTGTTCTCGTAGACGAAGGCGTCGTGGTATTCGCGGAACTGGAACTTCCAGGCGTCTTTCTCCTGGTTCTCGTCCGGCGTAAAAATCTTCGGCAGGCTGAACTTCACAACCTGCAAGATGGCCGCCGGGTAAATCAGCATGAAGTTGATGTCCTGCGCAGAAGCGCCCTTCACATAGCCCCAGTTGGAAGAACCGTCGTTGAGCGTGATGGCCGTGTAAAAGCGGGTCTTCGGAACGTACACGATCGGCATCCCGTTGTAACCGGAAAGCTGATTGGAGACACCGGAATCGGAGCCCCACTGACGGTTCACCGCCTGATTCATGACCGGCTTCAGGTCGGAGCTGACGTACAGCCTGCGGCCTTCCAGCGGAACCTCGTCGGCGTCGAGCTGGCGGGATGCCTCGTCGATGGCCGGCAGGATGGTTGCTTTGTCGAGCGCCGCGGGCGTCGCCTTGGAAATCCCGGCAGCAGACGCATACTTTGCAAAGCGGTACGCGTCCAGCTCCGGAACGACCTGCAGCCGCATGAAATCACCCGTCACAGTGCCGAACGTCAGACCGAGCGTTTCCTCGTTGTCCAGCCGATCGATGCTGATTTCCTTGCCGCGTTCCTCGGCAAGCTGCAGCGTTTCCCACGCGGCGGTGACGTCGCCCTTCGGGTAGCCGTTCTCGCGGGAATAGTCGCCGAGGCCGGTCGTGGAAACCTTGAGGACCTTGACCTCATTCGCGCCGGTGAAATCCGGCTTTGTCGCGGCGTCCATGCCGTTGGTCACCGACGCCTGCTTGTAAACCGCGTCGATGATCGGTACAAATTTCTGCGCAAGTTCAATGGAATTTGCCATTATTGATTACCTCCTGTATTGTCAGTTTGAAGTCCGGCGCCCTTCATCGCGGCTGCGACGAAGGCGTCGCCTGCGTTCGGATTCGGCGGCGTCCCGCCGGCCGGGGGCGGCGGGTTGCCCGGCTTATCGCCGAACAGGTACGGATTGTCCTTCTGGACCTGTTCGAGCTGTTCTTTCAGGCCGAGGACGTTCTCCCCGTCCAGGCTGAATTTGGATTCGTCCAGCAGCGCCCGAACCGCCTTCACGTTCTTTGCCTTCGCGCCCATCAGGGCGGTTTCGATTTTGCTGCCGAGCGTCAGCTTTTTGAGATTGGCGTCGTACTCGTCCTTGGCCTTTTTGTTGGCCGTCTGCAGGTCGGAAATCTGCTTTTTCAGCGTCTCGTTGTCCCCGGACGACTTTTTCAGCGTGTCCAGCTGCTTGTCGCGCTCGGAAATCTGCTTCTGCAAATCCGCAAGCGTGGTTTTCGACGCCTCGGCCGCCGTTTTCAGCCCGTTGATGTCCTTGCCGTTCTCGGCCATGACCTTCTCTATGACGTCATCGGCAAGGCCGAGGTCTTTCAGAAATTTGCGTTCCATAATGAATCCTTTCTGCGGCTACGCTTTTTTACGGGGTCGCGCCCCGCGCCGCCCTGCCGATTACGCCCGCAGCCAGCGAAATGGTATGAAAAAACGCCCTGCCGTAAGGCGGGACGCGGTTCAACGGTTTATTGCGTTTTCGGGATTTTAGTTGTAAAATATTGGCGAAAAGAGGTGATGCACGATGAATACCGAACATGCAGCGCATAATCTCGCGCTGCTTAAACTTCGTCAAGAGCGTCCTGAATCCCTAAGCAATGCCGAATTATATGCGCGATATATGGAACTGTACAATGAATTCCTTGAAATTGGAAATAAGTACAGCCGTGAGCACTCACGTGGCACCCGAATTGGAGAATTTTGATTTGAGCTTACAGTTGCACTCAAGGTAGATTTCGCAAGCCCTTAAAGCCGATTTGGCATCGCAGATTCTTAAATCGTTTGCTACAAGGATTTTAAGAATCTGCTTTGCCGTTTCTTTTGCTTCGTCGGACATACTGTCAAGCTCCCGCTCATATTGGATTTCCGATTCATAGCACATCGTTTTCACCCACCTCCTTAAAAACTCGCATATAAATACCGCCGTGCCGTTCCAGCAGGCGGTATCTATTCAGCTTCGCGGATCACCTTTTCGATTTGTTTTCGCTTGACCGTGACCGTATCCCAGTCGGCGGGAGACGACCCGACATCTACTTCAAAAACGTCTTGGTCTCCCAAAACTTCAACCACGGCGCCCTTACGGCCATCCGAAAGCTGAACCTCGTCGAATTGTTTGATAATATCGGGCATCTACTCCACCTCCTTGATATAGCATGATGTCATCCATGTGCGTCCGTCTTTCGATCTCCAGCCCACCACAACGTTGGCCGGAGTTCCTTTGCTTCCGTACAAAACGATCTTCTGCTCATGTTTTATACCGTACTGGTCCTTCAAAACCTTCCGAACGGGATACCGCGGCGCGCGCGACAGAATTTCATTTTGCAGGTCTTTCCAGTTGTCGGCGTTATACCCGAGTCGGCTTGAAAATGCGCTGCCTTTCGCGGATCCGCTTTTACTTTCAGAATTGAATAAATACTTTGTGAATTTCTCCTCTGCAGCGGTCGCTTTTTCAGCGTTTGGCAGCTTTAAGCTGCTGTCCCCGGCGAGTTTCTTTTGTCTGGAATAATCCAGCCCTGCAAAGCGGTAAATCTCAGGCTTATTATACTTCAAATTCTGAAATTCAGCAAAGGATTTCGGGGAATTTTCTTTCAGAACCGCCCTATAGCTTTGATACTGCTTGAAATCAGAAGCCTCGTTCTGCGCCTTCTTCCGTTCGAGGTCCACAGTGCCCGCGCCGTACTTCTTGTCCTGCTGCGCTTTCCACTCGTCGTAAGTCTGCGCCGTGGTCGGCACGCTCTTCCCGGTCACCGGGTCGCGGGACATGCGCGAGCTGGTGATGCCGGTGGCTTCCGGAATCCAGGGCGAACTCACGCACCTACAATTTACATGGAAGCTCGGGTGATTGACGCCCTCCACTGCTTTACTCACCGGGAAGTGTTTGCCGTCCATCGGTGCGCAGATTTCACAGGTCGCTTTATCCAGCGTGGCGACAATCTCGTACTCTTTCAGCCCGTCGTCGCGGTATGCCTGCAAATGTGCCTGGTTGACCGCGTGGGCGGATTCGTTGTACAAAAGCCGATATGCCTCGTACTTCTTGCCGACGCCGCCCGGCGTGCCGTCCGGGTTTGTGTGGACCGCGCCGATTGCCTTTTGCAGTTCAGCGGCGAAGTCCTGCGGCGGCCGGCCGGTGACGAACATGTTGGTCAGCGTCTGCCGGACACGGAATCCGCAGTCAATATCTTGTCTCCAAAGTCTGGTCGAGATGTCGGCGCCCTGCACCGGCTGCGCGAGGACCTTCCGGACTGCGTCACTGCCCGGAGCGGCATATCGGAACTGGAATCCGGTGTACTGTTCAATCTCAAACAGCCGCCGGTAATATTCTTCGGTGTAGACACCCGCCGCCGTGCCTTCAATCTGCTTTTTCTGCTCCTGGTAAAGATTTTGAAGGATGCCGTCGCACTGCGCCAGCAGCGCCTCGTAGCGGGTCACGCGGGCCTTGACGGACAGATTGTCGACCTGTAAATTGAACGTGCCGATGGAGTTCTTGGCAAGCCGCTCGAACTCCGCCAGGCTGTCATGGAATTCCCGCAGCTCCGAGAGGGAAAGGGCCTTCTGAGCTTCATCCAGCGTAATTTTATTGTTCTTGGCGTACCGGGCATAAAAATAAAAGACCTTGTCGTTGAGGTCTTTCCGGGCCTGTTCAAACGCTTTCACGAGGTCGGGAATCTGGCCGTTGACGGCCTTCTCCATGCGGCCGATGCTGTCGACGGCCCTTTTCTCCCAGTAGCTGCTCATTCGGCCCCACCGTCATTCCCGTTTAGCTGCGGCTCCCCCGGCGGCTCCCCCGGCGTCTGCTCGCCACCCTCCTTCCCGTACTGGTCCAGCAGGTTCTTTTCCCGGTCGGCCTGTTCCTTCTTGACCTGTGCCCGCTCCGCCTGCCAGTCGTCGACCAACGGGTGAACTTTGGTTTTTGTTTCGTCGCTCATGACCGTATCCGGCGTCTGCGCGATAATCTGAGACGTTTCAACCGCGTTCTGCGGCTTGGTGCGCTTCCATGTCTGGATGAACTGCCTGCTTTCGTCGGCGCCGAGGCAGTGCAGGATTGCCCGGAGAAATTCGTCGATGGAATCCCGGAACTCGGTTTCCATCAGGCCAGCTTTCAGCTCCAGAAGGCCGTAGAGGTAGTCGATGTACACGCCCGACTGGTTCCCGGCGGTCGGCGGATTCGGGTTGACAGCCATCGCCGCGGTCCAGAACTCATCGTTGAGAATCTCGCGGAATTTTGACCGGGCCTCATACGGGATTTCCCCGCGGACGGCATCCAGCCCGCCTTTGTCGTCAACCGAAATCCATTTCTTCACTTTCATCATCTGGAGCGGGTCAACCGGCCGCATGATTGGCTGACCGTCTTCGTCCTTCAGCTGCCTGCCGTCCTTATCAAAGACCGGCGCCGCCTTCTCCCCGGCATAGTTCTTGATAACCCAGATGATTTCCTGCAGGTCGTCGATGTCGTTGGCAAAGCCGGACATCAGCTTGTCAAGCGCGTCGATGATGTCCCGGTACATGATGAGGTCGGGCAGGCCCGTGGCGTTGTTACGGAATTCAATGAACGGAATCCGACCGTAATTGTGCGGCTGGATGTTCCAATCACCGTTTGGCAGCGTGTCATAGGTGATGGCCGGTTTCGGCGCCGTGCCCGCCGCCTCCGGCCGGATGAGATAGGCAACCTGCGTATCGCTCCACAACTCGTAGCGCGTCACCGGGCGCCCGGCCGCGTCGTTAAACCCATACACCCGAAGCAGGTATTTCAACCGCTTTTTCACGGTCGAGCGGTCGTAAATCGGGACGACCGTCATCGGGTTCAGGTACCAGTAATCGAATCTCCC